GCGCTTACTGGTTGACCAATATCTACGAGAGGTAGAAAACATCCAAGGTAAGGTAGTCCCTAATCTTGATGGCTCTGGCATTGTCCAACTAGGATTTCAGACGAGAAACTTTACCAAAGAAATGGCAAGTGAGTTTGTAGAGTGGCTTTACTCGTGGGCTGCAGAAAATGGAATTGATCTAGGGTAAATACTTATAAAAAAGTCTTGAATTGTGTTTAGTTTTCTATACAATGGCATCAGCCCAAGCAATTCGCAAGGGTACTTTTAAGGATTAAGTCATGGAACACGAATTCAAATTTGAAACAACTACTGGTGCTGGTGACGAGACTGTGCAATGCGTCTTGACCTACGAGACTGACGAGGAAGGCACTTATGCTGAGAATCTCAAGTCCATCCATTACCAAGGTGTAGATGTCTTTGCTTTGCTGTCTGATGAGCAATTTGTAGAGATTGAGATGCGTGGCACGATGATGTTGTCAAGCCACTTGCTTGCAGAAGCTGACCATTCCGCAAGTGTTGACTACGACATGAGAGCAATCTAATGTTATTGGGATGCAAACCAGTTTTGATCGGTGCTAAGTGCCAGAACTGTAAAAGACTGGTTACTGATGCCAAGTTCTATGTGAATGTAAAAAGTTCCAAGGACTTGGCTTGCATCTACATACCTATTTCTTTACAGGTGAAGACATGAAAAAAGCAAAGATTATTAAGTTTGCAGAAGCTACTGCTAATCATGCAACGCATCCAAGTGGTGAAATTATTTACACATTCTACGCAGAACAACTTGAATCATTTGTTAAGTTGATTGAGGAAAATGAGCGTGAGCAATGTGCAAAAGTGTGTGAAAAATTAAAAAAGGATATGACTCCTGTTGCTTCACTAAGTGCATGGGCTTGTTCAGTAATGATAAGAGCAAGGGAGAAAACATGACGAATGATGAAATCATTAACTTGGCTATAGAAAATACCATTCATGGTTTGAAGTTTGATGAGGAAGGTTTATTACGCTTTGCCAAGCTAGTAGCACAGAATGAGCGTGAGGTGTGTATTGATATTGTTGCCATGTTTGGTGGAAGCATTGAAATTGAAGCCGCCATCCGAGCAAGGGGACAAGCATGACTAAAGACGAAGCATTACGCCTTGCATTGGAGTTTATTCCATCAATAAACCCTGCTTTTATTTGTGAAGCATCACATCACAAAAAACATGAACAACACGCAAGCAACGAACCTTGCCCTCATGTTGCAAAACAAAAGCAAGTTTATGAAGCCATTAAATCCGCACTAGAAGCGCAGACACGGAGTGTCGTAAAGGATGAGCCTGTGGTATGGAATGAAGGCGTGCCTGCAATGTTGCCGAAACAAAAAGAAGGTGAAACATTTATCGTGTCTTATGAACCAAATCAAGAAGCAAGGGATGAGCCTGTGGCGTGCGGTGCTTGCAATGGGAGCGGGTACATGGTTCGTGACCCTGACATTGGAACAGACCAAGAGTGTTTTGTTTGTGAAGGCTCAGGAGTTTTTGAAGACACCACCCCACCACAGCGCAAGCCGCTGACGAATCAACAAATAGCCAAAATTCTTGAACATGGAGATGTTGCAGAAAGCAATGACAAAGTTGGGTGGTATGTCTTGCCATACTCATTCGCCCGAGCAATCGAAGCCGCACACGGCATTAAGGGGGAAGCATGAGCGAAGAAAAAGCAATTCAAAAAGATGCAGTATTTGATGCGTCAATTGAATTCATAAAAACATTAACTGGAATGGAGCCACCACCTATTGAAATTGCTCCACCTGAAGTATTAAAACCATTTCGAGAATTTACGGAAAAAGTTTGTTCTATTTTTCACAATTCCCCACCACAGCGCACATGGGTAGGGCTGACGGATGAGGAGATTGTTTTGATTGTGGCTGAGTGTGCGGCTTCTCATCAGCACACGGACATTCATTTTGCCCGAGCCATTGAAGCCAAACTCAAGGAGAAGAACACATGATGCCGCAAATAGATATGGGTGCTAATTTTTCAACAAACAAATTCAAGTTTTGCACTAAGTGCGAAGTCATGAAGCCTCCTGAAGGCGGTATTGAGATGGGTCCTAAGTGGCACTGCCAAAACTGTTGGACCAAGCGCATCACAAGCAAAAACCTCAACATAAACCGACACAACAAGGTGAAATCATGAGTTTCGCAAAACCCTATGTGAGCAAGATGGAAGATGACATGGCCCAAGACCGGGCAAGTCAATGCACAGCAAACGGCTGTCCAAACCGTTGGGCCGTAAGTGAGGGCCATCTCTGTTCCGCACACGCATGGTCTAACGTCCGGGATTGGCCCGCAATAACTGATGCCGAAATAACAAAGGCGGCTCAGAGGTCAAACCGCAAGGCAACCCCTGCTCAACCGGCCCGAGTGGTCACTGACGCAGAGAAACGTGCCGCAGTCGAGGCTTTTCGGTCCTTGGCAAGGGGTGGTACAGACCCAAAGCATTGGGCAGTAAAACTCAAAGAGCGTGAACTGGATGGTGAGCAACTGTCAGCCATTCAACGCCGCTTGTGGAGGGAGGTTTTACATGAGCCCGTCTGAAGCAAAAAGAATTTTGGACATGGTGAGGGAAGGCAAGAGGATTCCTTTTCATCACATACACAAAGCACTTAACGTAACCGGTGATTTAGATGATGGACGACAGACCGACAAGAGCAGACAGGGAGTGGATGGAACTCTGCGAAGCCCGGGAGTGGGTGAGGCGATACCAAGCCAAGATTGGCGAGGTCGGGTCCGTGAAAGCGCAATCATGGTGGGAGCAAGTAAAAATTGACATCGAAAAAAAACGGGGCAAACACGCCCTTGAAACTCTGAGAAGGAATATGTATGAGACGCGCCGCAAGGATTGATGCGAACCAAACACAGATTGTGTCAGCCCTGAGGTCGGTTGGCGCATCTGTTGAACTGTTGTCGGCTGTTGGGAAGGGTTGCCCGGACCTACTCGTTGGGTATCGAGGCATGAACATCCTGATGGAAGTGAAGGACGGTAACAAACCGCCATCTGAACGCAAATTGACCTCAGACCAAATTGTTTGGCATACAGACTGGAAAGGTGTAGTGTTTTTGGTAACAAGCGTTCATGACGCATTAGACGCACTGGAAATAAAATATGAAAAACGTTGAAGAATCGGCACGGTTCATCCGGGAGAATGCCGGGTCCTATGGGAGTGCCAAGGGCCGTAGGGTTTACCTTGAGGAATTTCGGAAGTCAAAAAAAGCATTGCTGATGAAAGATGCTTTGCGTAAGGGCATCGAGGCCGCCAACGCCCAAGAGCGTGAAGCCTATGCCAACCCGGAATACAGGGAGTTGCTTGAGGGCCTTGCGGCGGCTATTGAGGATGAGGAAACCCTCAAGTGGAAAATTGAAGCGGCCCGTCTTGACATCGAGATATGGCGCACCCGTCAAGCTACAGAGCGTATGGTCATAAGGTCGCACGAATGAGGAAGCACACAAAACGACAAGTTTGGAAGTTGCTCAACCCGGTCGTTCACGCCATCGAAGGGGCCGCAATCACTGCCGAGGAACATTTGAACAAACTCAGGCTCAGGGAACTGGCCTCTATGGACGCTATGGTCAAGGGCTTGGCCTCCCTTGATGACTGGAGGGCGTTATGCGACATGATGAACATCGCGGAAACGATGGGTGAGAACGGTATTGGACCGGAGGTCTTGCCAATATGCGCTGTTGTACAAGAGGAAATGGCACAGGCCGCAACAAGGTTCGAAAAAACCCGCAAGATGGGCCTGTCAGGAATCGGCATCAAGGCCCTGCGAGAGTTGTATGAATACCACGACCTACAGCGGTCTAGCATCAGCCGGTCAGAGTATGAGCGAATGATAAAAAAGACAGGCGACTACATCAGGGGCAACTCGCATCGTGTTAGGCACATCGAATGAACAACAAGCTAACAGCTACAGAGCGTCTGCACCTCGCAAGAGTGAAAGAAATGCCTTGTGGGGTCTGTGGGCAAGAGGGGCCTTCAGATGCTCATCACGTTGAACAACACTTGCAATACCTCTGCATTCCTTTGTGTAAGGATTGCCACCAAGGCTCACATAACGGCATACACGGACGCAGAAGCATTTGGAATGTGTTGAAAAAAACTGAGTTATCAGTCTTGAACGATACAATCCGTAGGCTTACAATGTAAATTCATAGGAGACTTACATGGTCAAATTCAAAGCATCTGTCGAGGCTTCAAGGCCTGTATCAGCAGACCCGGTGATGGACTTCACCATGTGTGTTCTCAACAGCGTTACAGTGACGCATATTCAGCACCTTGTAGCGAAAACCTATGCGATTCACGTTGCATTGGGCGAGTTTTATGGCGAGGTCGGTGACTTGGTTGATTCGTTTGTTGAGTCGTTTCAAGGCAAATATGGTTTGTTGACCAGTTTCCCTACAAGCTACTCAGTGCCGTCAATGGAACCAATCCCCTACCTCGAATCACTGAAACAAGAGGTCGAGTACTACAGACAAGCAAAAGGTTTCCCACAGGATTCTGAATTGCAAAACGAGGTGGACAACATAGCGAACCTCATCAACAGCACGTTGAACAAGCTGAAACACTACAAATAAACTACAGGATAAGACATGACAAAACTCAAGATTGTTTACCGACAAACCAGTGACCTGATTCCTTATGCCCGGAACTCTCGGACCCACAGCGAACTGCAAGTGGCTCAGATTGCTTCTAGCATCAAGGAATTCGGGTTCACCTCACCCATTCTGCTAGACGGTGAAAACGGCATCATTGCCGGACACGGACGCTATCAGGCCGCCATCAAGATGGCTATGCGTGAAGTCCCAACAATCGACCTCTCGCATCTGACAGAAGCGCAGAAGCGGGCCTATGTCATTGCTGACAACAAGATTGCCCTCAACAGCGGTTGGGACGAGCAGATGCTTGAGTTGGAAATTCAAGACCTCCGTGATGCGGGCTTCAACATCGACCTGTTGGCCTTTGACCCGTCTGAACTCAAATCCGCAAGCGTGGATTACTCGGTCCTAGATGACGAGGAAATTGACGACCAACTGGACGATATGGCAAAGGGTGTTCGCAAGGCTATTCAGATTGAATTTGAGCCTGAACACTATGAAGAAGCAACAGAACTGGTGAAGTTTTGGCGCGAACAAGGCGGCTATGTGGGCATGATGCTTCTGAACTACCTCAAGGCCGAAAAAGACAAGCTGTGAAGTGCTTTTATCTGGTCGGCTATCACGGATGTGGAAAAACGACCCAAGCAAACCTGCTTGAAAAACACTTTCCCCATTACAACTACATAGGCGGCAAGGCCGGTCTTGACGCTATTGGAAGCGTGAGCGAACTTGTAAGCCTTGTGAAGGCAAGCAAGTCCGACATGGTGATACACGGTTGTATCTTTCAAACTGAGCCAACCCTGTTGAGGCTGTCCCGGTTAACCAGTCTGGAAATAATCGTGATGCACAGCCTACCTGAGACGGTGAAGCAAAGGACCTTGAAGCGTGGGGCGGCCTCTTACAACCTCGACAAATTCAAAGCCCATTACAGTTTCATCAAAAAATTACCGGGATTGAAAAAAACCTACTCGTTTGGCCTACACATCGTGAACAACAACCGGCCTACAGACGAGGTTTTTAAGGACATAAGGCAAATATGTGCGCCATCATCGGTTTCATAAGTGATAACCCTACTGCAATTGCAGTGGAGACCCTCAAAAAGGTGTTCATCGAGTCCAAGATTCGAGGGATGCACGCCTATGGCTATGCCGCGATACAGGACGGACACCTGATGGAAGCTAAGTCGAACGGCCTGAAGTCCTTGCTTGTAAGCATCGACAACCCTACACGGCTCATCGGTCACTGCCGTTACAGCACAAGCGGCGACTACAAGAACATGAACAACAATCAGCCCTTGCGGTTTGGTGACGAGTACATGGTTTTCAACGGCGTGATTGATATGCGCACAAAGCAAGAGATGGAGAGGGCTTACAGCATCTCGATGGCCTCCGACAATGACGGCGAAATCATGTTGCAAGCAAAAGACCGGTTGGCAATGCTCAGGTCCGAAATAACCTTCAGTGGCCTGACACTCAATTCGCACGCCCTTGCGTTTTTCCGGAATGAGGGTAGGCCCGGGTACAAGGCAACCCGGCACGGCGCAACCTACATTGCCTCGACTGCCGACATTTTGCGCAGATGTTTGCTTGAACCCGAACCCCTAGACCCGTATGAGGCTCATGTATGGACAACATAACCGAGTATTTGCGGTTTCATCGCGAGTCATCAGCCGCAAACGATATTGACCCTCAAAATGATTGCTTGTCCTACATTTCGGACCGGTATGAACTGAACACCGAGCAACGTTATTGGTTGGCTTTCTTGTTTGGGACGTGTTATTGCGCCCCAACGGTTTTCTTTTTGTACAACGAATTTCCTGATTACAGCACCGTAGATGTGGGCCGCTTAGAGCGTTTTTGGGGCCAAAACAAGCAAAAACTCGTGTTTCAGACCGACAGAGCAAGGGTCCGAAGCAACAATGAGTTTGTTAACTGCTTCAAGTCCTATCGCGCAATCGTGGGTAAGAACCAAGAGGCATTCTTCAACAAGTTGAAACACCCGTCCGCTGTTGAGACCTACAAGAACGCCCTCAAAGCCCTTGATGGGCTTCACTACTTTGGGCGATTCACGATGTTCATCTACCTTGAGATGGTATCGGTCCTAACAGACGTCAAGATGGTTCCACACACGCTAGACTTACGCAATGCTGAAAGTTGCCGCAACGGGTTGGCCCTTGCTTTGGGCCGCCAAGACATATTCACGCATTTCAATGACAAGGCCCTAACAAACGACAACTATGCCGACCTTGAGAAGGGCTTTCACCGCATTGTTGACGCTATTCAGTACACGCCTATCCGTCACCAAGATATTTTCAACATCGAAACAACCCTGTGCGCCTACAAGAAGGTCAAACTAGGCAAACGCTATGTAGGCTTCTACATCGAGCGAATGCGCAAGGAAATCGAGGCTATGGAAAAAAACGTGCCAAGAGGCGTAGACTGGTCCGTGTTGTACGACTTTCGTAAGAAAAACTACCATCCACGATTCCTGAAGGAAAAGCTATGAAACGTGTTGACCTTATTCAAATCCCTCACAGCGTCAAAATCGGAGACGTTTGTGGCGACATCGAGCCAAACGTGACAGAGGACTGCGTGTTTTATGCTGACGGTGAGCCTGTAGGCTTTTACGTCAAGGAAATAACAGGCAAGCTAAGGCAATTCATTGATGTAGCAAACGCTGAACTGCTAACAGACCGAGTCCCGAAAAGCGTGATGAGACGTTCAAGCGGCCTAACAAACGCTGAGAACGAGGTCGAGCAATACAGCACCATCATCGGGTCTTGCCCTCCCAAGCCTCATATGCGTAGGCCCTACCCAACAATGTCTAGTGTTCACTCTGTTAAGTCCGCTAACACGTTCATCAAGGCAATGATGCTTGCTTGTAGGGAGTCCGAACAACTCATCAAAGAGATTACCCCAAGCATCTATGAAAAACAGAAGTCAATTATTGAAACCAAGGTCCCACCGCAATGGCGGCTTGGCGACTTGTTCACGTCAAGCATTAGCAATTTCAACATCAGTGCGCCCTTTCACCGGGATGCCGGAAACCTCGAAGGCTGTGTCAACGTCATCATCGCTAAGAAGCACAACGCAAGGGGTGGTAACACGACTGTTCCTGACTACGGCGCGACAGTGGACAGTCGAGATAACTCCATGCTTGTTTACCCGGCTTGGCGTAATGTCCATGGAGTAACCCCCATAGTGCCTACCCAAAAGGGGGGCTATCGTAACAGCTTAGTGTTCTACCCTCTTAAAGCCTTCAACACGTATTGGGACTGATGCCATACCTACCTACAAACAACAAGTGTTCACACCTTGGCTGTAAGAACCCAAGGAGCAAATTAAATTCACTTTGCTTAGAACACGGTGGCAAGGACTGGAGCAAGACCGAGTCTTCAAGCATCTATCAAACACCGGCATGGCGTAGCATAAGGATGAGACAACTATCCATACAGCCCCTATGCCAAGCATGCCTGTTAGACGGTCATGTAGAGATGGGTGAACACGTTGACCACGTATTCGCTTGGAAGCACTTTGGAGCCAAAGCATTCCTACACAACGTGTTTCAGACCTTATGCCAAGCGCACCACTCTCACAAAAACATACGCTACTGTTGAGAACGCTCACAAAGCCGTAGCAAAAAAATACCCACACGACCCATT